AGGAAACTCTTTACGCACTAAAGACCAATAAGTTGGCGACGTAGCTTTGACGCAACCTATACAGTTGGCGTTAGGAAAACCTTTACCATATACGCGCGGCGGTGAAATCCCGGCCGCCAATATCATGTCAAGACAGCCCTGTTTTGTCAGCCCCGCGTCGATCAGCACAGGCAGCACATTGCTGCGTTCAGACATGACAAACCGATCAAACCGATTGCGCTCATCGACCGTAAAACCCAAAACATGCCAGTCTGCTTTATTGGTTTGTTCCCACTCTTGGCGCGCACGTTTTTTGAGTTCTATGGTGCAGGGAGCGCCTAATGGCCCCGACATAAAAGATCGTTGCGCCCATACATCGCGCGCGGAGCATGACGGATATTTGCTGTTGACAGCACGCTCAATCTTGACATTAAGCCACGATTCGACATCGCGTAGAAAACGCACATTGTCGGCGTCTTCTTCCGCAACGGGGTTGTTTACGACGCGAACGTCAGGGTATTTTTCAAGTGTCAGTTTAGCCGCTACTGCGCTCGCAGCGCCGCAAGAGAACCAGACCGCAATCATTTGCCATACCTCTCCATCACGCTCGCTTCTACGTCGAGCGGTAGCCCCTCGGCCCATGCGGGCGGCGTCGTCATCACTTGTTCAAGCGCAGCCTTCGCATCGTCCGGCGCGTCAGTCTCAAGAACAATCTCATCGTGAACATGCAGCACAACGTCAGGCAGACGGCGCAGAGCCTCACGTAAAAGGTCATGGGCGGTCGCCTGGGTGACGTTCTCACAGGCCAGACCGCGCCAAAGCCTGCCACGCGGCCACTCGTTAGCGTCCGCCGCAGGCTTCCAAGCCGCCTTGGAATAGGTGATAGAACCATCTTCCTCAAACTTGGCGTTGGGGTAGCACAGCACGCGGCCGGAAGGCAGAGCATACCAAAGATGGAGCCCATCGTAGTAGTAGGAAATCCGACCGGCCTTGAATATCTTTCCTTGATTCCTGACCGCTCTTGTGTATGCCGTCTCAAGATCAGACCAGAACGGCACAGCCCAAGGATTAGCCGCGCGCCAGGCGTCTACCATGCGCCGCGCCTGCACCTCCGGTAAGTGGACATTGTATACCCGGCCCATCGCCGCGAAGGCCCCCACGCCGCCACCGAACCCGCAGGCAAGCTCTTGCACCTTGCCGACCTGACGCTGGGCCTTGTCTACCTTGGCGTAGCCGACCCTGAAGGTCTGGCTGGCGTTGACGACGTAAGGATCGAGCCGGTCGCGGAACTGCTGTAACTTATCCTCACCACGGCCCGACAACCACGGGTTGACGCGGCCTTCGATGGCAGACCAATCGGCTACGACGAACTTTTTACCGCGCGACGGGATCAGCGCGGGTCGTAGCATACCCCGCAGAACGTCTGTGACGCGACGTCCGAACTGAGGCACGATGGTGTGGCCTCGAACCATGGCATGGCGCACGGCTTCAGGGTCTTCGGCGCATTTGCGGGTGAAATTGTGGACTTGTGCGCCGTAAGAAGAGGCGCGACCTGTGGCGCTGCCGCCAGCGAAAACGAAAGCCCCTCGGACACGATGATCATCGCCAGCAAGCTTGGCGAGACGATCAAACTTAGCAACAGAAGACGCCCAAAGATCATCTGCACACTGAATGACTTCTCTGACATCGGGGGGCACCTGTTCGGGGTCGTCTACAGCAAGGAGATTCGCCCGCGCGGTTTTGTCAATAGAGAACTTGTCGTCGCGCTCCATCAGCTTCAGCGCCTCGGGGCCGAGCCGGTCCTGCACCCATAGGCGCATCTTGGGGCTGCGAACGGACAGGATCTCGCCCCGCGTCAGCGTCCGCACCGTCTCCTGTATCTCGGCCAGTTCGTCGGCGGCATACTTGACCGCCGCTTGGCAGAGCGGCACATCCACCAAGACGCCCCGGTCGTTGATCCGTTCGTTGACGTGGTAATCCTCCAGTTCTTCCGGCGTCAGTTCGCGCATGGCCTGACTGACGGCCCGCATGGTCCGCACGTCCTGCTCGCAATACTCGATCAACTCTGGGATGAGATCATCTTTATAAGGCGGGATACAGCAAGCCCGCACAAGAGCAGCGCCACGATGATCCTTGCGCATACTCGTTCCAGCGAAGCGACCAACATCTTCTAAACTCCCTGGCGCACAGTTGGCGCGAGCCTGCGCCGCCGTGCAATAGAACTGTTCCAACGGTATAGGCATCTTCAGCACATGCCAGAAGATCAGCCGTTCGAACGCCGCGTTGTGAGCGCGTATCTGCCCTTTGATCGCGGGAAAGGGATCGCCCGGCCGCCATGTGCGGACAGGCCCGTCGTCTTCAGCGTAGGACATGCACAGCACTTCAGTCGTGGGATGACGGGCGTAGTTGTAAACTCCCCCCGCCTTCAGGTCGCACGCGCTGCGCGTCTCAAAGTCTGCCCAAAAGATCATGCGAATTTACTCAATTCAGCAATTCTATCGACATCGCTTTCGTCCAATAGAAAAGATGTCTCGTCTATTATGCGCTGCAACTCATCGGCTTTTCTTTGCAGATCATGTAATTGCGCTTTAGCGGACCTTAATTCGTCGTGCGTTATGAACCGCCGCGTATTGAATGTTCGTTTTTCTACCAGCATATCCGTGTGTATAGTATAGACTGGAAGACCTATATTCTTGAGTATGGCGTGGACTGATTTTTGAGCGTCCGACAATTTATCTTTGCCAGCTTTAACTTCCACGCACATAACGCCCGAAGTCGCGTATTCATAGACTTTTTGCCCATTAACATATTGTTTTTTAACGCATAGAAAATCCGGCCATCCTTTGTCTATGATAGTAAAGCCCTTCCGCGCCAATTTATCAGCAATCAGTTTTTCATTCGCGTTCATTTTTCCTCTCCCTTCGTCTCTTCCAGCACGGCGTCGATGCGGTCAACAACGGCGTTGTATTCATCGTCAGAGAAGCGCACATCTATTGAATCGCGCGCCTTTGCCAGCGCCTCGCGCAGCTTCATTATCTTGAGAAGCGCGGCTCCATGTGCGGCCCGCGCGCGTATTGATGTTTCAAGCTCGGCGGCGAGTTCCGCGCGGAGGCGGGTGTTCTCCTCGCACAGTTCCTTAATAAGTTCCGCCGCGTCTTGTGGATTAAGGTCTATTTTGAAAGGCGTCATATCGTCACTCATCCCCGCCTCCAAGCTTCCGAATAGCCGCCGCCGTCTCCCGCCGCAGCGTGTCGTAAAGGCTCCCAGGCACCCATTCGCGGTTACGCGGGAAGCCTTCCGCAACCTTGGCGCATTCTTCGACGGCAAAGCTCACATAGTCGCGCGCTTCGTCCATAAAGCGTTCCCATTCGTCGGAATGGCCGTTCAAGGCTGCGACATGCTTTGCTGCGCGTTCGATAAGGTCACTCATCCCCGCCTCCGCCGCATGTTTCGGTCTACAGAGCCATAGCCAGCGCCATAGCCATCGCCATAGCCAGCGCCATCGCCATAGCCAGAGCCAGAGCCATAGCCAGAGCCATAGCCAGCGCCATAGCCATAGCCAGCGCCATAGCCATCGCCATAGCCAGCGCCATCGCCAGCGCCATCGCCATAGCCATCGCCATAGCCAGCGCCATCGCCATAGCCATAGCCAGAGCCAGAGCCATAGCCAACAGGATAGAAGGTATTGGCCATCAGCACCCCCATCCGTCCGGCACGGGGACGCAAAACACTTCAGCTCCTTCTGGGATGTCTACGTCTGCAATTTTTCGCAGGTCGGCTTTCGCGTTCTTCGGGTCCGCAATCATTCCGGCAAAACCACCCGACACCCACTTGAAAACGTGAAGCGCGTTTGACAGATAAATCCGTCCATCCTTGCGTGTCACGTCGCCCGCGAAAATCCAACCACGGTCCACAACAACAACGGCGCGTGTTCCTGTGTTCTTCTGAACAGGCGCATACTCAATACCGTCAATGGTCACTGTCTTAGTCATCTTACTCTCCTTTGGTTTCTGCCAGCACTGCGCGGGCGCGGTCTATGCGCGGGCCTTCCTCGCTTTCCGCCAAAGCGTTTGTCACTTCCTCCAGCGCCTCGCGCAGCTTGGTTATGCGGTCATTTACGTCTATGCGATACGCCGCAAATTCATCACGGCGCTCTTGCATTTCTTCCGTAAGCTCTCTCACGCGCTCCCGCTCGGCGGCGAGTTCGGCGCGCAGGCGTTCGATTTCGTCAGTCATATCCTCATCCCCACTTGTCTCAGTAGCTCGGCGCTACGCTCGTCGGCGGCGCGATGGCCGCCAGGCGCGTTCTTCTGGGCGGCGGTATATCGGCCGAACCGCACGCCGATCCGCGCGGCGCGCTTCTTTACGCGCTCATGCGGCAAACCCAACCGCTCAGCAGTCTCTCGGCTGCTCAACCGCGACGCAGCCAAGCGCCTTATCTGCTCGTCCATCTCTGGTTCCCAGACTATTTTTCGCATGTCGAGTCGCCCAATTGTTTAGTCTCTTACACTCCACGCAGCCGCTATTCGCAACGTAACGCTCACGGCCATGACAGCGCGCACACTCACGGCCGAGATACCGCCGCGCTCCGTGTGAAACAGACGCGAATCTAGGCGGCACAAGGAACATCGGCGGCAGGGCTATTCGCACGTCAGAGGGCATCGCATCTATCTTCTGATACGCATACAGGACCGTCGTGTGATCGCGCTTGAACATAAGACCAATCTCAGCCAGCGACCGTTTGGTTTCCGCCCGCGCCCGCCACATGGCGTATTGACGCAACTTGGTAATGCGCAACGTTCGATCATCCGCCAAGATCTGCGCGACCGTGTAGCCGCCTCGCGCGGCCTCTTCCTTGATGATGTCGAGGATTTTCATTTAAAAAAGCGGGGGCTTGCGCCCCCACTCTCCCTATTATCAGCCACGACGACGACGGCCGGTGTCAGCGACCGCATCCGCCGGAGCGTCTGCGGGCTCGCCTTCCAACGAAACCCAGTCGATGATGTCGAACACCGGCGTATACACACGACCGTAGCTCTTGTGCTGATAATACTCGGAACCCAGCTTCAGAATCGCCACGGGCGCATCCTGATTCTGCTCCACCTGATCGGCAACCTTCATGGCAAGCTGGTGCATCGCGCGCTTACCGCCCACGGATGTGACCGTGTAACGCGCCTCGACGCCCTTATCCTCGCCAGAAAGGCACTTGACGCTCATGCCGATCTGCGGCTCCCACCCACGCTTAGCGCCAGGCGGCGGCACGTCCAGTTCGGGAAGCGGCTCCGTAATGGACACCATCTTCTCGCCAAGCACCTCGCCCTCTCCCCACGCAATGAAACCGTGGACGAACGAGAACGGATTGACCGCCCAACGCCCTTCCTTGTCGATCTCAGTCTGGTCCGCGCCGTAGACCCAGTGGCCGGTCTTGTCCATCTTAAGGATGACCGAACCGACACCCGCGTCCACGTCGAGGCTGCGCAGCGACGCCGCAAGCGACGTAGCGGTGGGGAGATTGGCGTTACCGAACTTCACGATATTAGACATTACTTCACCTCAAGTTTAGAGAAGGCAGAACGAATGTCCTTGCCTATCGTAAGCACGGCAGGACGGGGATCACTCTCCGGCGCTATCGTGTTACCTGATGAGATCGAAACCGTCAGGTCGCTCGGCAATTGAAGCTTGTGCTTCTTCAGCGCTTTCTCGATTTGTGCCGGCGACTTCAATTCGGTTACGATCAATTCCTCGGTATCCAGTCCCATTTCTGTAAGACTTTCTCTAGCTCTTTCCTCATTCGCCCACTGTCGACGGGCGCCTTTGGGGACAAGTTTCCAGCCAGGGACCGGCACGTTGTTTTCCAACAACGTCTGCGCCAACTCGCGGACGCCTTTAGCCCAGTCTTCCGCAAGCGCCGCCATTTCCAGAGCATTTCCCAGTTTCTCCGCGTCTATAGCCTTCACCTTCGTCGCAACGGCGCGCTCCAGCTTGCCCGTCAGCAGCGGGCAGACCGGCTTGGCCGCGCACCACCGGCAATGGTCGCCGCTGGCATATGGCGCGTCATGTCGGAACGAAGTCTGCACAGCGTCATACAGCGCACGCTCGAACTGCTTGATGCGTTCTATCGTCGTCACCCAACGCTTCACATATGGCGGCTGGACTATGATAAGCTCGATCTCTTCAATGCCGTCGAACACCCACGCCAGTTCCGCCGTCCGCATACCCGCGGCGGTGTAGAACATAAGCTGTTCGCTCTCTTCGGCTTCGACGGCGACGCCATCGCCAAACTTCCAGTCAAGGATTATCGCACGATTGCCCACACGACCAGCGAGATCGCAACTACCGTAAACTCCGGCGAGAAAATCGTTGAAATGGACGTTAACCTCCGTGGCAAACTCAAGGCGCTTATCTGGGTCGATCTGGTCCAGCGCGTCAAGCGCGAACATGAGCTTTTCGTTGTTCTCGTAATCCTCCACACGGTCGCCATGCGACAAGATCATGTGCATCGCGTTGTGGAGGCGCGTGCCTTCTTCGGCGTATTTGCTCGACGGCTGCGGCGGCATTTCCACCACAAGCTTGCGCGACCCGGGGCATTTAATGAGGCGCTTGGCGGTCGAACCGCCGACGATGTTGCTGTGTGACATGACCTTACCTTTCTATGATTCGGACACTAGACAATCTTTTACGGGTGTGCAAGAAATAATTTCATGGAGGACGCGATGAAACGGCTATTGATAAGTTTTTCTGGTGGAGAAACATCGGCTTACATGACAAATTGGATTCTTCAAAATTGGAAGAATCAATATGACGAAATCTTGGTTGTGTTTGCTAACACAGGCCAAGAAAACGAACAAACTCTTGAATTTGTTAGATGTTGTGACGCGCATTTTGGTTTTGGAACTGTATGGATAGAAGCAATTCAATTTCACGGAGCCCGCCGAGCAGCAGGATTTAAAGTTGTAAATTTTGACACGGCTTCGCGCGACGGAACGCCGTTTGAAGACGCGATCAAAAAATACGGCATACCTAACGCTAAATTCAAGGATTGCACCCGCAACCTTAAACAAAAGCCTATTGAAGCATACGCTAAATCTTGTGGGTGGGCATTAGGCTCTTATGATTTAGCGATAGGAATACGCGCCGACGAGATTGACCGCATGTCGGCAGCAGCGGCACAGCGCCGTATTGTATATCCACTTATCAGCCCTCATCCGATGACTAAGCCTAAGATAAATAGTTGGTGGGGGGTCCAACCATTTCGCCTGCAATTAAGAGGGTATCAAGGTAATTGCAAATGGTGCTGGAAAAAATCACTTCGGAAACATCTCACCATAATTGACGAAAATCCGAGCGCCTATGATTTTCCAAAACGCATGGAACGCCTTTATGGCAAGGTCGGCCCCGAGTTTTTAAAAGATCCAACAACACGGCGCGATCCTCTACCTGCCGATTACCGGCGCACTTTTTTTCGTGGAAATATGTCCGTTGAAGATCTTTTTGTTGAATATGAAAAAAAGAAAGCCCGATTTAACCGCGCTGACGACGATGCATCGGTATTTGACCCAGATTTTGATGTAGGCGCTGGGTGCGAAGAATCATGCGAGGTCTTTGCGGACGAAGACAATGCTTGAGAAAGACATCGAAAAATATTTTGTGAAGTGTGTGCAAGCCGTTGGCGGCAAAGCATATAAGTTTGTTTCGCCGTCGAATCGCGGCGTAAGTGATCGCGTCGTCTGCTTTGCGGACGGGTCCACACATTTTGTCGAGTTGAAGCGCCCCGGCGGCAAGTTATCGCCGTTGCAACAACGTTTTGCGTCCGACATGCGCGAAATGAACCAGAACTACGCCTGCCTATGGTCAACACAGGATGTCGACGAATGGATTTGCGACCATACCAACACGAAGCCGCCGATTTCCTCTTCGCCCATGATCGGGCAATGATCCTCGCGCCAGTCGGCGCGGGCAAGACGGCGATCACGCTGACCGCCATGACCGAGATGACCGTGCGCGGACATTGCGACCGTTGGCTGGTCCTTGCGCCCAAGCGCGTCTGCACGGACGTTTGGCCGGTAGAGGGGCGCAAATGGGCCGAGACGTTCGACATCGCCGTCGCCGTTGGCACGCCCGCGCAACGCAAGAAAGCGTTTGATTCGGCCGCCGACATCGTTGTCACCAACTACGATAACATCCCCTCCGTCGATCCGGCTGGCTTTGATGGCATCGTCTTCGACGAATTGACGCGGCTGAAAAACCCGTCTGGCAAACGATTCAAACATCTTCTCAAAATCCTCGACCAATTCAAGATCAGGTGGGGGCTAACCGGATCGTTTACATCGAATGGGCTGATTGATGTGTTCGGCCAATGCAAAGTCGTCGATCAGACGTTGCTTGGCCGTAGCAAGGGCGCGTTTCTGCAACGGTATTTCTACTGCACAAACCGCGACTACGGCCAGTGGGAGCCGTTGCCGAACGCGCTGCCCAAGGTCATGAATACCATCAAGCCGGCAACCTATGTGCTGGAGCCTGGCGAGTATAAGGACAAGCTGCCGCCGCTCCACGTCGTCGAGATGCGGTGCGATCTAGATGACCGCACGCCTTACGAGAACATGAAGAAGGAATATGTGCATGAAGAGATCACGGCTCCAACGGCGGCTGCTCTCACAAACAAACTTCAACAGCTTACCTCCGGCTTCGCTTATGATGGCCAAGGCGCTGCTCAGTGGTTTGGCTATCACAAGTTTGACGCCCTCCGAGACATCCTCGACGAAAACCAGCGCGACAACACCATCATCGTCTACAACTACAAGGAAGAGTTAGCCGAGCTTCAGCGTCGGTATAAACTTTCCACGATAGACGATGACAACGCAATTGAAAACTGGAACAAAGGGGAAATAGAGCTTCTAGCCATTCACCCCAAGAGCGCCGGCCACGGGCTCAACCTTCAGTTCGGCGGCAACAAAATCATCTTCTTGTCCCTGCCATGGTCACTGGAACTGTTCGAGCAGACCGTGGGGCGGCTGCACCGCAGCGGCCAGACCCGAGATGTCTGGTGCTATGTGCTGATGTGTAATAAAACTATTGACGAGCGTATCTTCAGCGCGTTACACGACAAGAAGTCTTTAGCGGAGTTGGCCCTTGCCGAACTATCTGACATGGAAAGAGCTTAATGATCGGTTGGCCGATCTGACCGAACAGGAGGTCTTGGACCTTCTGGAAGCCGAGAAGCGGGACACCCGACGCTCCACGGTCTTAGTGCGGTTGCACCAACGCTACACGGTGCTGCGCATGTTACGCGAACGGGCGGAACTCTTGGAGAGTATAGATGAATCCTCACGAACTGCTTAGCCAAGCGGCTAAGATCATTGACCAGCGCGGCGAAGGCTACGGCGGGATCGAGTCAAATTTCCAGCTTGCCTCTGATATCGCCACGCTAAGGCTAGGCCGAGACTTTCACCCTTACGAAATCGCCATCATCCTGGCTTGCGTTAAGAACGCCCGCGCGTTTGCGTCTCCTACGCATCTCGACAGCCATATTGACGCCGTGAACTACGAACTGTTCGCCGCGACGTTTGCCGAGGACTATCTTCAGTCAAAGGCCGGCACGGCGGCTGAGATTGGCTACAAGCGCAAGAAAGACCTAAAGCCGGCACGCCGCGCGGAGCTTTCCATAGTCGACGACCAGCTTAGCGACCTCGCTATTCGCGGGGAGCCGGCGTAACTCTTTGGCAGCTAAGGTCTGGCGTTCTGCCGAATAGTCGACCAGCGGAGGACACCCTTCGCTGGTCGATTTGCATCCGCTAAAACCGACCAGCATCAAGATCGGCAGCAGTTTCTTCGACGGTCTTGGGTTTGGCAATTTCAGCCTGCCGCTTTCAATCCTGGGGCTTGGTGCCGCCGGTCACATTGAAGTCCTTAGCGGCGACTAGACCGATAGCGATAAGGCCATTTTGAAGATCAGCCCAGTTGACCGTCTTGGTCGACCAGGCTTCCCACAAAACGCGCAGCAGCAGCAGGACGCCGGGGATAGTTGTCATCCAGTTCGTAAGCATATCAATCTCCTAGTTGCACGGCCGCGACGTATTGTCGCGCGCCAGACACGATAGTTCTTTTACCGACATACAGCCAGATAGCGTGATGAGCAGGACGGCGCACAGCCCGATAACGACGAGCGACCAAAAAGCCGAGATCGTCGCATCGCGGCGCTCGCGGGCGTCCGGTGAGTTCAGCGACAAGGTGCTGGCAAAGCCGAACAGCGCCGCCAACAGCATCGACGTAACGGCAAAGATCACGCCAAGGAGTTTTGTCGCGGCGATCATGGCTATCCCTCAATCTGCCAGTGCGGCCCGTCCACGATGCTTTTCCACGTCCCACCCCAAGTGATGGTGACGCCGGCCTTTTTTGCCGCTTTTGCCACGGCCCCGGCAATCTTGCGGTAATCGGCCAAGTTCCATGAGACTTTACCGCCGGGCATGGCGACAACATCGACCGCCTTACCGCGAAGATGATACGAGTTCATTGTCCGGCTCTTGCCGGTCTTGACGAGGTAGCGTTGCCGCTCCTTGGTGCGCAGACCCTCGGTGATTTCAAACGGAATTGGGCTGGCGGCGCGTGCGGCCTTCATAACCGCGACGAGGCGCGGATCGACGCCGGCCATGCGGCGGATGCTGGTGGCGTTGAACTTCATCGGTCTGCCTTGTTTGCGAGCATGTCACGGATGTTATCAAGCTTGGCAAACACTTGGCCAAGCGTGTCGTTGAACTCAACGCGCGTCATGTAACGGCCGGCGACGAGAACTTCAATCTCGCCAACCTTTTCGGCCAACTCCTTGTCGGCCTTCTGAAGATCGCGGACAGCGCCCCAGACAGTGTTAAGTGTCCAGCCGCCCATTACGCCGATAATGCCGATAGCGATGTCAAAAAGAACTTGATATTCGACCATCATTGCCTCGTAAATCGCGCATACGGATTGGCCATGGCGTTCTGGCCTTGATACATCAATCCTTGTGCACCGGCCGTTGCCAGCGACGGAAGGTTAGCGTAATTGACCGGAGGCCGCGCTACGTTTCCAAGGACATTTGCCTGAAGCTGCTGCGAAGCGCGCATAGCGTTAGCAGTCTGTCTATTCTTGGCAAGCATTCCCAGACTTGCACCCCCGACAGCCCCTAATGCACCAAGACGAGCATAATCATCCAATAAAAAACGCTCGCGGTATTCGTCCGGCATGAATCCGACTGCAAAAGGCGCAGCAGTAAGTCCAGCTTCAGCTAATCCTGTCTTACTAAAGCTAGGGGCAAAAGCGGACATAAAATTTATCGCGCTTGATGACGTGCGGCCTTTGGCTAGATCATCAATTATTTTTTGTTGCTCTGGCGTAAAAGATTTATACGCGCCTGATTTTTTAAGCGCCGTAAACTGTTGTTTTACCCCCGTCGCAAAATTAGGAGATTCTTTAGCGGCGGTCATCGCCGCTTGAACATCGGCGTTTCTAAACAGCCGCGCATCAGCCTCTATAGACTTAGTAAGGTCTGACGTGCCTTTAGCCGCCGCTAACTCCTTGCCGGGAATTGCGTTCATAGGCTCGTTACGGAACAGATCAATGCGATCTATGACATCATGCGCCATAGCCTTTTCGACTTCCGTAGCGTTAGGATTTTGAAATACTGCGCCGGCGTCTTTGCGCAGACCGTGTATGTCTGCCATAGACACGTCTTTACCCGTGGCCGAAGTTAAGTCGGTCATAACATCGTTTATGGCCCCAAACCGCGATTTTTTGGCCGGGCTCCATTGATATTGGTCCGCAAAGTCTTGAGCCATTTTGCTTACAAGCGAATCGTAGGCCGAAGCGTCGTATTTAGCGCCCGATGAATAGGCTTCAGCACGCAGATTACGCGCCGTTTGGCCCATTTCTTTTGCGCCAAACTCAATATTTTGCGCCAGCGTCGGGATTGCTCCGGTTACGCCACGCTCAATGGCCCCCATAGCGCGGCCGCCCACGCCGCCGCCTAGCACGCCAAGACCAAATTGAAAATAAGGGTTCTGGCCGCCTGCGACTTCTTTGTAATACTCAGGCGCAGCCCCGCCGACAGCGCCAGCGGCTGTTTGTGCTGCTGGACCCGCTGCAAAACCTTCGGCAATGCGAGCCCCCCGCGTTTCGGGCATGAGATACCGCAACAGAGCATTAGCGCCTCGCGCTTGCGTAAACCCACCAAGAGCGCCACCAATTAAACCAGCCTCGACTTTTTCTGGGCCGGTCTTAGGAATGTAAGACGGCGTGAAAGTTTCTTGGAACATTTGAACCGGAGTGCGAACCGGCTGCGCACCAAGAGTCGGCGCGGCTAGATTGTAAAGCGACGTGCCCAATTCCGCCGCGCCAAGCGCCGTAGCGCCTAAAGCCGCCGCCGGAAGCGCCCCCGCGCCAAGCGCCGCGCCCGCTAAACCGCCAAGCCCCGCCGCCGCAGCGGTAGGAAGCGCTTCACCTAAAGCGACTTCGCCAGCGCGGCCAAGCGTCAAATCTTCAGGCTTACCATATTTCGCGTATGGGTTTTCAGAAGGTTTGGCGTATTTAGAGTATGGGTTTTCCATTCAGCGCCCCAAAATCTTTGCCGCCAAGCCTGGTACGCCAAAGTATTCGTCAAACATCGCTGCCGTGCCCGGATTAGCACGCAACTCTTCAATCGCCGCCGGCGGGATGCCAGCCGCTTCTGAAGGAGCCGCTTTGGCCGCTTCAATCTGTCGACGGCTTTCAGACTTAGCCGAAGAACCGGAAATATCTACATTTGTGCCAAATGTTTTGTTGAGATTATTTAACGTGGCGCGAACAGACTCGACCGTCGCCTTCGGATCGCCGAGCGCCTTAATGGCGTTCTTGACGTCAAAGTTAGAGTTAAGTTCTTGCGCTGTTTTGCCCGTTGCACGTGCCAAGACCGACACAAGGTTTTGCCGAATGCTATCAACCGTATCGCGGGTTGATTGAATTGGAGAACCCGTGAAGCGGCCATACGCCTGACCAAGCCACGATGAGCCGGCGGAGATTTCCGCGTTCTTAGCCGGTGTGTTCTTGACGCTAGGCACACCGCCTTGCTCAACGAGATATTCTATCTCGTTGCCAAAATTGGTGAGCATATTCTCAAGTTCAACCTTGCTTTTGTATTTGGCCGTCTGGCCAAGAGGCGCGGTAGCAATAAACTTCTGTTGCCGCACGGCAGTATCTTCAGGCGCGGCAGCCATAGAAGGAACAGGCGGTTGCACAACCGGCATTACAGAGGCCGGCGCGGCAAAAGCATTTACGGGCGCAACAGACGGCGCGAGCGCGTTAATAGGTTCAGCCGGTAGCGCTCTGAGCGACGGACGTTCGCCTGTCAAAGGCACCGTTTTATTGGCCTGATAAGGGCCAACGCTACCAGCCATGACCTTACTGACATAGTCGCTAACGCCCATGTTTACGTCGCGTGCGCCGGCTTTTGCGGCCTGCGCCAACGGACGGCCCGAAAACCAGACCGATACGGCGTCTTCAAGCGAGCCGTATTTAGCAATGTTGCGTTTGAACTGATCTTCAAAAACGGCTTCTTGCGCGTCTTTGTCACGCAAGAACTCTTGCGGGGTGAGACTGCGGCCAATAGCCTGTTTGGTCCACGACGGAATGTTCGCGCCCATAACCTGATACTTGCCATAGGCATTATCAACCGCGCCGCTTTTGCGCTTAACGTCAGGGCCAATAGCGCCATAATTGCCGCCGCTTTCAACTTTGGCAACGCCTTGCTTAGCCTGATTAACGAGATTCATAGGCTCCGCAGCGGGCGGCGTTAAAGCGACCGGCGTTTGAAACGCGCCTGCTTGCCCGCGTGATGCTATGGGTTGAGCCTGAGATGTAGCCATAGCTTTATATTCTTCGGGCGTTAATATTTTTGTGCCCGATTCATTTTGATAATATTCAATTGTTTGTTTTTCGCTGCGAACAGGCGACCATTTTTCTCTTGCGGGAACGAATGAATCCGCCACCATAGTCCGCTGCTGCGTAAATGGGTCTGTTCTGAACAGAGCTTTGCCGCGCACGCCGTCAACGACCGTTTCAGTTTCGGTCGGAGAAAGCTGTTTCATAAGGTCATCATGGCCACTAATAAAAGATTGCCACGACTCTGGCGTATGCGTTTTAGGCACATTAGCCATCAAAGTGGGGGCAAGTGGCGTATATTTTTGCAAGAGTGCGTCATAGCCGGCTTGAAAATTAGGTGCACGAGGGTTGAGCTTAGAAACCTCCGTGTTAAATTGATCTTTGTATTTAGCCGCAAGATCAAATTCACGGTTAAGCTTTTCTTGCTCTTCTTTTTCAGCCGCGCGAGCGTCTGTATTGGCCGCATATACGGCCGCTTTGTTCTGAAGCTCAAGTTGCTGCGCCAGTTTTTCTTGCTGCAACTCTTGGAGCCGCGACGCCTCTCCCTGCGCCATTGCGCCAAGAAAATTGACGTTCGGAAACTGAAATTCCGGCGTAGGAGTATATCGGACGACCATTACGGCTTTCTCCCGTAAGCGTACCCGGCGGCTTGGATGCCTTGGCCAAGAACCTGTGCAAGCATGTTTGTCGGGGCCATATAAGAACTAGCCCGCGCCGCGCCCGCATCCGCGTAACCTTGGCCCAATCCTTGGCCCAGATTACCATATACATTCGCCAGATTAGTCCCGGTGTTCATGGCCGCGTTGCCGATGCCCTGCGCCGCGCCAAAACCCGTTCCGACGCCGCCCTGAAGCAGCCCAATCTGATTCTGACGGTTCTGCATGAACCGGTTGTAGGCATTGCCATATTCCTGGCTGGCCATGTCCTGCCCGAACCGCTGCGCCGCCTTTAACGCTGAACCCGACTGAAGCCCTGCTGCTGCGGCGGCGGAACGATTAACGGCCTGCATTCCCTGCTGCTCACGGAATGCGTAGCCGGGGTCCATCTGAAGCTGAGCAATAGTGGGCTGCTGCATGAGCGCGCCGGATTCCTCGCCAGGGCGAAGCCCCATAAGAACAGCCAGTCTATTAGTGGCTTCCGTGCCAAACTGCTGATAGGGCTGATAGGCAACTTCGGCCTGTTTCTGGCTCTGCTGAAGCGCCTGCGCGCCCTGTTGCGCCGCCAGCATTTGAGCCATCATGCTCTGTTGAATGCCCTGCGTCTGGGCTTCCGCCGCTTTACCCCAACCCATTATGATACCTTTCTCACAACGCCGTCAGGACCGCGCGTCATGCCCAAACGCTCTAGAATACCATACATATAGTCGTGCCCGTCGTCCACACGCGTATGAAACGCAGGGCCGCCAACAATCTGACGCAAAAGCCCTTTTGTCAGCCATCGCCGCCGCCATTCTGGCAATATGGAACAGTGGACTTCACCGTCTTTTTCAAAAATGGCCCCAATTGGGTTACCATCTCTTTCAATAAGCCGGACGTCCCATTTTTTGGCGCGGCTTACATGCTCCTCAAACGTGATTGGATAGTTCCAATCGGTTGCCGCGTAACCGATCTTCAACGCCAAATCACGGTTTTCGACAACCCGCGTTGTCATCAGACAAGCCGCATTCGTTGGACAGGTTGGCGGAGCGCCACAACTTCATTACGGAACGACTCTGTCGCCGCTGCGCCTTGACGAGCCTCTTTGGCGACCTCAACCTGAAGCATGGGCATGGCGGTAATAGCACACATCCACTCGTCGACTTCCTTGCCGGTGTTTGGGTTGGTGCCGCGCAGCATGGTGAACCACGCGCACTTAAGCTGCACGCAGTCCTTCTTAATCAGCGGGCAGAAGGAGCCGTTTTTTAGTTCCATCAGTCTTTCACCGCAATAATCACGTCAACATACTGAACGTCTAGATTGACCGAACCGCTTGCGAGCGTATGAGAGTGCGCTGCGCCGCCGCCAACGGTGCTTGTGGAACTGGTACCCGTGTTAGCGCCGTTTACTGGCGTTGGACCGCT